CGTCGAAAGCCTTCTGCATGGCCGTGTTGTAGATCCCGGCCACCCGGTTGTATTGGCTGTCAGCAATACCCGCGGTCATTACCACCGAGGCTGTCGGGTTGAAGCCTGGGACAGCCTGAAATCCACGGGCCTTGGTGCCCTTGTGCGTGGCGACGTTCTCTTCGTTGAGGCCGTACTGGTTAGCAAGTGAGACCAGGGCGGCGTTGGTCTGCTTCGGCGCCTTGTAGCCGGGAGGCTTCGACAGCGGTTTCCACTTGGCGCTCTGAAACTGGCTGAATCCCTTGTTGTAGACTCGGATCATCTTCACCACACCGGATCGAAGGTATCCGACCGACCCGATGGCCTTCCGCATCAGGGCCGAGGCTGCTGCCTTCATCTCTTCGCCATACAGGCCGCGGCGACCGCCCTTGGCTTCCTTCGACTGAGCGATGAGGTGCACCCGGCGAAGGATGCGGGATTTACCGATCCGCTTGCCGGTCTTCTTAGACTTGCGGTTGATGTCACCTACGGGCGTGCCCAGGTAGTCGGCGATCCTGCGGCGCTCCTGTCCTGGGCTCTTGGGCGGCACCAAAACGAACAGTCTCACCATCAAATAGAAGAACCGGCTGTTGATGGCCTTGTGCAGATCTCGGGAGGTCGTCAGCAGATACTGCTTCATGGCAGCATCGAACTTGCTCGAGTCGACCGTCATGTTAACGACAGGCCTCACTTGGTCTTTGCCCCCAGCTCGAGGTTGTAGTAGGCGCCGGAGGCATCCACACGGCAGGACAGGATGCGAAGGGTGCGTCCCTGGTAGACCAGAGTCCTGCCGACCACCGGCCGAGGCTTGCAGAAGGTCAGGGCGATGCGGTCGCTGTTCTCCTGGAGGATAAACAGGCCGTCTTCCTTAAGCAGCCGGGAAAAGGTCGTGCCCTGGTCGAGCGTGTAGAGTGTCGAATCCATTGAGACCAGCGTGCTGTCACAGGTCTTCCAGTCGCTGAACATGACCAGGATCCTCGATGTCACGTTGTCCTGGAACCCACCGGAGATGGGCACGTTGGCATCGTTGACCGCTGCCGGGATGCATCGGATCGACGTCCCTTCCCAGATGAACATCGGCGCCCCTAGCATCTGCTGGAGCACCGCCATGCCCTGCTGGAGACTGGATCCGATGGTGGTCATCAGGCGGTAAAGTAAGTGCCAGAGACTATTAGCCGGCTGGTGGCCTGGAGATGGTCGGCCAGGCTAGTGGCTGCTCCGGTCTCGAAGTGCGACAGCTCGAGGTAGCTGGTGCCGGCGATTAGCCTGGCGATGATTGCAGTCTTGGCCTGGTTGGTGGCATTGGTCAGCCACACCGCGGCGGCGGCCTCGTAGGTCACGGCATCAGGCAGCGACAGCCGGAGGTTGCCTGTGGCGGATCCGGTCACCGAGTTGACGGTGACGTCCACAGTAAATGTGGTCACGCATCCGATGGTGGTGTGTCGGGCGGTGTTGGTCGTGATGGCGAAGGTGCGGCCACCGCCGGAGTCGATGAGAGTCGGCACCCAGGTCGTCGGCGTAACCAACGGCAGGGCGGCATACAGCTCGGTAAAGTTGTCGTTTATCTTCTCGCCGGCGCCGCGGAGGGTGTCCCCGGTGTTGTCGTTGGCGATGGTGCCGATGTTGATCGTTTGCTGGGCCATAGTTTTATTTCTTGGGTAGGACGTACCAGCCGGCCGGGAGGGTTACCCGGGATGGCCCGACCAGCTTCTTGTCGGCATCGAAAGCATAGACGCTGGCCGTTGTAGGCTTGGCCAGCATCACCGGATCACCGCTTGGCACCAGGACCACCCTGGTCATCTGGCAACCCAGGCAGGTCAGCAATGCGGCCATCCAGATCGCTCTTGAGGGCCTCGGGAGCTTTGCCATGTTGCACATCGGTAGGTGGTGTTGCTCGTAGGAAGTCGAGGATTGCCCGAAGGATCTGGTAGATCCAATTCACGGCTTCGGCTCGGTAACTTCCTTGGCATCCTTGGCCCAGATCAGGCCGATACCAGCGGTGACCGCGGCGATAGTGGTAGTCAGGTCGAGGTTGGTTGTCGGGTCACCGTCGAACAGGGCCTTGAGGGCACCACCAACAGCGACAAGGATAGCACCGACACCAGCGAGAGTTGTTTTCGTGTTTTTCATTTGGATTTGAACAGCCTGTAGGCTCCGTATAACGCGCACAAGAGACCAACCACAGCGGTGATAAGCCTAACGTAGTCGGTGAGCGTCGGAATAAACGAAACAGCGGTGGCACCTGCCGCTGCTGCTAGGCTGAGTCCAGGGCTGGTGCTGCTGTTCGTTGGTTCCATTACTCGGATTTAGGCTTTGCTGCGTCGAGGATGATGTCTGCCAAAGGAACGCCTACTTTAGCGTTCTGATAGCCACCGGCTTTGATGGCAATGTCGATGAGTTGGAGGAGGCTGTTGGCCTGCTCCTGAGTGAGTTCTATCTTGATCATACGACGGGAGCGTCAGCGATAACAACAGGCTCCGCAACCTTAACCGGAGGCGGCACCGGCACCCACGGCAACGGCAGCGTCACCACCGGCGGATTGATCTGATTCTCGATTTGCAACGAGACGTTCGCTTCGATAGCGGTCTTATCGACACCGTTCTCGTAGCACCAACCAAGCACCTGTTCCTGCGTCAGGTCGGGGTAAGGCGTGAAGTCACCGGACGGCGGAGCGAACGAGCAGGAGCCGTAGCAGGTGCCGTTGTATTGATCCTGAGTGCCGTTGCATCGCCAATCGGCGGTGATTACGACATCGGTGAGTGAGCCTTCGGTAGGCTTAACGAGAAGGCGTTCGATGATCCAGAGGATGGTCATAAATTAGGCGAGTTTGGATTCTAGGACTTCAATGCGGGTCATGGCTTCCTGCAACGCTTTAATGGCGGCGTGATACAGGTCGGTGGTGTAGATGGTTTTGAGCGGAACACCATCGGCGGGAGTTTCACCAAATCCATCAACGTCGATTAGCTCAGGAGCAACAGACTCAACCTGTTGAGCAATCAATCCAATGTTGTCGTCGCTGTGGGTCTGGTCATTGTACTTGAACGTCACCAACTCCAACGCTTTGATCTTGTTCCAGTAGGAAGTTAGCGGCTTGATATCAGTCTTAACTCGGATATCCGATAGGTTAGTGTCGTTTGCTTGATAGTTGGACAATCCACCGTTCTTGAAAAACTTCCAGCGTAACGCGGTTGAATCTTCGTAATAAGCGGATGCTCCAGTGTTATTTAGAGTCTGTGCGCTATCATGCAAGTAGAGAAGTGCTGGGCCACCGGTCGAAGCCAGATTCTTTACAATAAGACCATTTGTCCCAGTTCCACTGAACTGAATGTTTGTCTTAAATACATCAGTGTTTGTCGTCGTCCCCACTAGCAAATTACCACTCGCATCGAGGGTCATTGCAGGAGTGAAGGTGGCAACTCCGGTTCCAGCCGCCACACTGGCCCAAGTAAACGCACCATTTGATTGAGCGTACAAATTCGCCCTTGCATTGCTACTATAAGTCCAATCTCCGGCGGAACTCAAATATGCGTTTGTTGCCAGCGAAAACGTCGTGTAATCACCTGTTCTACCCTCGATCAAACCACCTTGACCAATTTGTAAAGCGCGAGAACTAGAATATGCGTTTGTCGGCGTAATTGCGATTCCAACTTGGCCAACAGAGTTTACACGCAAACGCTCAGTCCCACCTGTGCTGACAGCAAACGTATCTGCCGCAGGATAGTAGATTCCGGTGTTGGTGTCTCCGGTCGTTGTGAGAGCGGGAAGCAGCGCGGTGCCAGCAGCAAACGTCGAAACACCAGTCACACCCAGCGTCGTCCCCACCGTAGCCGCGCCGGTGATGGTGGCGGAGCCAGCGGTAACGAGTCCGGTGACGGTCAATGCTCCACTCGCGGTTGGAGAGGATGAGAGGATGTTGTTGATGCTGATGCGTTTGGTATTCCCCGAGGCTGGTGGAGTATCCGACACGTCCACAATCGGGATCATGTCATTTATTGCATCGGCTGCCGTTAGGTTTGTTAGTGCTGAGATTTTAGCGTCTGCCATATCAGTAAACTGTTAAGATTAGTTTTCCCAAGTCTTCTTGTGTTAAAAATGTGGAGCCATCTTCCAGCACTATGCTGTCGAATGTTCCATACGAAATAACGAGCTTGCTGGTTCCATCTTCTTGCAGCAGGAATGTCTCGTCCTCTTGTAGAACATCCCTCCGCATAATCGGAGGCTCAGGCATGATCCCATTATAGGATCGCGTCCTGTTGATTGATGTTCCGATTGAGATCATTAGCTGCGAGCGAGGAAAGCCACAACGCTACCGGATGAGATCTGGAATCCAGTAATATTACCCACCAGCGGTAGGCCAGCAGGGATCGTCTTGGAAGTCCAAGTGCCGGAGATTTGGTAGCCGGTGATGGACGTAAACACCGTTGGCTCGGTCGGAATCAAGCCAGCCCAGTTGCCGGTCTGAGCGGCGGTGCTGGTAATGAGCGCGAAACCTTCGCGGCCCATTGAATATTCAGTCGAAATGTCTGCTTGGACGGCCATAAAATTGTGTTTCGGTTAAAGGGGAGGCTGTCAGCGTATCCAACAGCCTCCCCAGTTTTGGTTGTTTAACCTTTGCGAATCTTCGGTGCTAAGGCTCCTTGTACCCACAAGATGAGCTTGCCTCCTTCGGGAACGGTCGCGGTGTTGAAGCCTTCGCGCTGGAGTGTCGCGTCGACTTCGGGACCAGAAACGAGCTTGGTTTTGCCGTTCTTGTCCACCGAGATGGTAGTGGCGATTCTCATGACTTGGCCGATTAGGCGGTGATGAGAACCTCGGCCTGGGTCGTGTCAGCGGCCGCGGCGCCGAACATGATGTCGTAGGACGCCATGTGAGCGCGGGAAGCGCGGCTGTACCAGACGGACAGTAGGACCGACAGGCCATTGGACAGCTCGACCGTGCGCTGCTCCAGGAACTCGCCGGCGATCATGCCGACCGGGAGGCCCGAGGCCACCGCGATGGCGTCCTGGCCGCAGACGAAGCCGGCGGTGTTCGCGATACCACCAGTCCAGTCGTTCTGCTCGAGGATGTTGGCGAATCCGAAATAGCCGTTGTTCAACGGGCCATAGCGGCTGTCAGGGAAGGGATTCGTGCCGGCGGCGGCCGTGAGCTGACCGGAGAACATGAGTCGAGCCATGTGTCCGCCATCGAGCAGCAGCAGCTTCTGACGGTAGTTCTTGGCCAAGGCCAAGATCGCAGGGATGTCCGAGGAATCGAAGTTGGCTGCCGTTCCAATGACGGTGCCGGCGCCGAACAGCGCGGCGGT